ATCTCACGTTTTGACGAAGAGACAAAGCAAGCATTCCAAGAGTTATATGACAAGGTGGATGCAGATGTTGACTTTGACAAAGAAGTTTGATATGATTAATGCATGGAGTTTAGCGGGTTCTGTCATGGACGGAACCCTTGATGAAGATTATCCCATTATGTCGAAGTGCAAGTATGATGAGGATCAAACACTGGATCTAGCGAAGAAGTACATTGAAGGTACTTACTCACAGCATTATGCTAATGGCAACTTCCAGACCCTTGATCTCATCGAATCAATCGGAGACGCAGAAGCATTCTGCAGATCCAATGCGATTAAGTATCTTAGTCGCTATGATAAAAAAGGTCGTCCACAGGATGACATTCTAAAGGCGGTGCACTATTGTGTACTATTACATTATTTTAGTTCTAAATGAAACTTTCAAAAAGTACTCTTGATATTCTCAAGAACTTCTCAAACATCAACCAATCAATTTGTTTCAAGCAAGGAACTGAGTTATCAACTCTATCCATTCAAAAGAACATATTGTCTCGTGCTAATGTAGAAGAAGCATTCCCAAGGACGTTTGCAATTTATGATCTAAGTGAATTTCTATCTGGTCTTTCACTATTTGACAATCCAGATTTCTATTTTGAGAATGACAACTATGTTGTTATCAAAGATAGTAAATGTCAATCTAGATATTTCTTTGCAGATCCTTCTACTATTGTACAACCACCAGAAAATAAGGTGGAACTTCCTAGTAAGGATGTATGCTTTACAGTTGCATGGAGTGACATCTCCAACATCATTAAGGCAGCATCAATCTATCAGATTGAAGATCTAGCAGTTGTTGGCGATGGTCAAACTGTTAAACTTGTCGTGCGTGACAAGAAGAATGACACATCCAATAGTTATGCTGTCAAGGTAGGGATTACCGATAAACAATTTTGCTTCAACTTTAAAGTTGAAAACCTTAAGTTGCTACCTGGTGATTATGAGGTTACTATTAGTAAGCAGAACGCATCTCTATTCAGAGACGCAAATAGAGATCTTGAGTATCTTATCGCCCTAGAACCTGATAGCAAGTATGAAGGATGATTTTCTATGGGTAGAGAAGTATCGTCCACAGAACATTGAGCATTGTATTCTTACAGATGAACTGAAAGATACATTCCAATCTTTTGTTAAGAAGGGCGAAGTCCCTAACCTACTTTTATGTGGTAGTGCTGGTATCGGTAAGACCACAGTAGCAAAGGCATTGTGTAAAGAACTAGGTGTTGATTCTTATGTGATCAATGGATCAGATGAGGGTCGTTTTCTAGACACTGTACGTAATAATGCTAAACAGTTTGCATCAACTGTATCTTTAACCTCATCGTCTAAGCATAAGGTTATAATTATAGATGAAGCAGACAATACAACACATGATGTCCAGTTATTACTGCGTGCATCTATAGAGGAGTTCCAAAAAAATTGTAGGTTTATTTTTACCTGTAATTTTAAGAACAAGATTATTGAACCACTTCATTCTAGAACAACTGTTATTGATTGCAATGTCAGAGGAAAGGACAAACAACAAATCGCTGCTCAATTTTTTGAACGGTGTCGTGGAATACTTACCGCAGAAGATGTACAGTTTGATAATGCAGTGGTCGCTGAGGTCGTCCAGAAATACTTCCCAGACTTCAGAAGAACACTCAACGAACTCCAAAGGTATGCCTCAACGGGGTCTATCGACACTGGCATTCTGGCGGTACTAAATAACGTCAAACTTGGCGAGTTAGTATCTGCGTTAAAGAACAAAGAGTTCTCTGTTGCACGCAAGTGGGTCAATAGTAATCTCGACAATGATCCTAATGCTATACTGAGAACAGTATATGATAACTTATATAATTCTCTTAAACCACAGAGTATACCTCAAGCGGTTTTGATTATTGGTAAGTATCAATTTCAATCAGCATTCGTTGCTGACCAAGAGATTAATCTCTTAGCAGCACTAACCGAAATCATGGTAGAGTGTGAATTCAAATGATTATGAGTAAACTAATGAGTAAACGTGAAAAGATCAGAGCACAAATGAAATCTAGATTTTATTATATGTTCTGGGGTGCAGCAACTGTTGCTGTAGTAGGTGGACAACTTTATGTTGGTACATCATATCGTGCTATGGCAAAGTCCATGAATAGATGGTTTGACACAGCAATTGAATCATTAATTCCCCAATACCCTAGAGGTAGATACGAACCTTTGATCCCACCTCCAACAGGTGATTTTAATCGTGATCAAATAGATCTTACTGAGTTAGATCCTGATGATTATATTATTTGGTTAGAAGTTGATGAAGAAGTCTGAACTTATACATTGGAGATTACAGGCAATGCTAAGAGAGCATTCATTTAGTGATCTCTCATACTTAGGTGTTAGGAAAGATAGTATTGGTATTCCACAGCACTGGTATAATATCGGTGGTAATGAAGTACCAGTAGATTCTATAGAAGAATTGGAGAGTGTTGAAGAATGAAACTTAAGACACCTCTAAGGTATCCTGGTGGCAAATCTAGGGCAGTTCCAAAGTTATTACAGTGGTTGCCTAGTAGAGAAATTACAGAGTATCGTGAACCCTTTCTAGGCGGTGGTAGCATGGCTATAGAAATGACTAGGAGATTGCCTGAGGAGATACCTATTTGGGTTAATGATTTATATGAACCATTGTATAACTTCTGGGTTCAGTTAAGGGACAATGGTGACTATCTTCATCGTGAGTTAATGAGAGCAAAGAACTTTCATCCTGATGAAGAGAGTGCAAGGAAATTATTTTTAGATGCAAAGGAACAATTAAATGAAGATAACACCGACCCGAAGGACAGAGCGATACTTTTTTATATTATTAATAAGTGTTCTTTCAGTGGTCTTACAGAGAGCAGTTCATTCTCAAAAGCAGCCAGCAATTCAAACTTCTCCATTCGGGGAATTGAACGATTGCCAGAATATAGCGACCTCATCCAACGATGGAAGATCACTAACGTTTCCTACGAGGAACTTGTTTCCGATGAAACGTTAACATTCATATACGCAGATCCCCCTTATGATATTAAGGATGCTCTGTATGGACATAAAGGTGATAAGCATAGAGGATTTGATCATGCAAAGTTTGCAGACACTATGGACAAATGCTTATGTAATGTTATGATAAGTTATAACAACCACCCTGAGATCATTCAAAGATTTCTAGAGTGGTGTCAGTATGACTTTGCTCATACTTATACAATGAGATCCACAGGTTCTTACATGTCGGATCAAACAAAACGTCGTGAATTAGTATTAACAAATTATGGGAAGTTTGGGGGTTCGTGTACTGCCATCGGGTAGAGCACAACTATATCATACACGTAGAGGTGCATACTCTACATTTGGCACAGATATACAAAGTGCTGTGATTCAAGGAGGAGAGATCCACTGTCAAACTAAGAGTGGCAGAACTATGATCTACGAAATCAATCAACATGAAACTGGTGTTCGTGGTCCTATTAGAGTGTGGTAATGAAAGAAATAAAAATTAATAATCATACTTTAACAGGATACTATGTTACTGAAACTGGAGAAGTGTATACAACTCGTAGAATGCACATGAATCAATACACGATAGCAAAACATAAAGAAAATGGCACGCTAAAAGAGTATAGTTGTAACGCAGAACTTAGAAGAGTAAAAGGTACTAAGCATATGAAAAGATATAGGTTACATGAATTTCCACTTATATTTACTGAGTTGGAACATCTGCCAAGATATAAAACTTTATACAAACCCAAAGGCAAAGATTGTATTAAAGAAAATTGGGGTCCTAGATTGGGAATATGCTTGCATGTTTTAATGATGGACACATTTAAACCATTAGAAGATAATCTACCACCTGATTTAATTGATGAATGGGATAATCTATCTGCTGTGGTTAAAAGGTATATTAGAAATGGTATGACAGTTGATCATATTGATCCAGATTATACTAAAGATACTTTCCACCATCTATCTAATTTACAGTGGTTAACAAAATCTGATAATTCTAGAAAGGGGAATAGATGAAAATTGAACTTAAAGACTGGCTTAACTCGATCAACTTCAATAAGCAAGATCTCCTTGTTGATGACCCTACAGCGATATCTTCTTATCCTCCTTACATCGTTAATAGATGTTTGTCTGGTACTGTTGATAGTATCCTATTTGCGAACGAGATGAATATGAATGCTCATGTCGATAAGGACATGCAGTATGCTTTCTTCCTATATACTTTGAGGAAAAAGAAAAGGTTTTCCCCTTGGTTGAAGAAAGAACAAGTCGAGGACTTGGATCTGGTCAAAAAACACTATGGATATAGTAACGAGAAAGCAAAGGTCGCATTAAGTCTTCTAACCAAATCTCAAATTGAATCTTTACGACACAAATATGACATGGGAGGAAAAAGATGAATGCGATCGAAGAAGTCCAATGGACTGCTGAAAGTATGGTTGAAGTCGGGTTGAAAGAACCTGATGACTTTTTAAAAGTCAGAGAAACACTAACGAGGATAGGTGTTGCGTCCCGAAAAGAAAAGAAATTATATCAATCATGCCATATACTTCATAAGCAAGGTAAGTATTATATCGTACACTTCAAAGAACTGTTTGCCTTAGATGGTAAGAAGGCAAACCTCAGTACAAATGATGTACAACGTCGTAATCGTATAGTACAGTTGCTTAGTGATTGGGGTCTAGTGTCTATGATATCTAAAGAAGTCATAGCTGATGTTGCACCGCTAAGTCAGATCAAAGTTCTAGCATATAAAGAGAAAGGTGATTGGACTTTAGAAAGCAAATATAACATCG